CAAAAGATAGAGAAGTACAAGGTTATGGAATATATGGGTAGATCAAATTGGACTAGACATTATTTTGATACGTATAGAGAAGCAGTAAAGATGTTTAAAAAATTAAGATTAGTAAAAAGAAAGGTATTGATTTTTGCTTGTAGAGATAACGAGTTAGGTGAATTATCTACAAACTTAAACGACAGGTTTATAAAATGAGTAATCAAAGACCAGCAAAGATAGAAAAGAAATTAGATAGAAATGGAGATATGCAAGTCTTCAAATTCTTTAAGACAGCAGCAAAGTTGTTAAATGAAGAAGGCAAAGAAGACGAGGCGTTTTATATGGAACAAATGGTTGATTGGTTGAGAAGTGGTAAATCACTACCAACGAGTGAAGAATCAATAACAAAGGCGCTAGGACTATGACAACTGTAAGTTGTAATATATTGAAAAATACGAGTGATATAACCCTCGAATCGAGTGTGAAATCCTTGTCAGCGTGTCGCTCAGCGACACAAAATCCAGTAAAATCAACGATTATTAAGGGGTTGACATTTAAATCAATACCTGATACAATAAAGACTTAATAACTAACAAAAGGACAAATATGAGTTATATGTACACTAAAGAACAAATCTTCAACGAGTTTAAAGACGTTACGAAGAAAGATCAAAGTAAGAAGAAAGAAACTTATACACACCGTATCGCTTATCTTACTTCATTAAAAGAAGATATGATACAAGTACCAAAAAACTTTAATAATCTTTCTATCAAACCAAGTCAACTACAGAACTTGATTGATGATTGGTCCGCTCCTAATCCGAGAGACGCAACATACATGAGAGTTTTCGGTATGACTTACGCAGAGAAAAAAGAACAAGAAGAAATGGAATACTTTGTTTATGAAAATGGCGAGAAAAAAGAAGTTAGAACAACTAAACAAGACTCATAATCAATACATAAGATCGTTGGGTATTATGATTGATATTGATAGTGGTGAGATTCTACAAGAAAGACATGGTGTTGATATGCCAAGTTATAAATGTAGACCATCGCTACCAACGAGTGACAAGATTGACGGCGAATGTATCAAAAGAAAATATGCTACACAGATACCTGCCGGCAAGACGATTAGTGTGGCATACAACAAAGGTCCTTACATGATTGTTGATGCGAAGGACTTTAAAACTATGGGAAAAAAAGTATGAACAAATATATGATGATAATTGCACTAGTATTATTTACTACAAGTGCGACTGCGAATGAGACAATAGATACCAAAGTAAAAAACTTTGTTGCTAATGAATGGGTTGAGATAAAAGAATATCAAACAACACAATGGCAATCAGGTAACGAACAAGTAAAAGGTACTTGGTCTAAAATGAAAAACTTTATATGGAAAATAGGTAATAATGTTACACAAGATTAGTGATTTCTGTTTAAAGGTTGATGGTCTTAAAAAGACTAGCGACAAATTGTATAATCTTAAATACAATAATCCAAAGACACCTGAGCGTGATGCTCAGGTTTCTGAATTGATTGATGATATTCAGTCAACATGTTTAATAATTGCTAATGATACAAAACCATATGACAGATAAAAATATACAAATACAAAATCTTCTAATACAGAAAAAGAATTTAGAAGAAACATTGGAATGGAAACATAATAAATTCCATGAAGATGAATTGTTTGAAGTTGAAGATACATTAAAAAAGTTAGGAGTTACTACTGATGCGAATAACATTGTTACTTTTGGTTAGTTTATTATTAACTAATTGTCAGGCGACTAGATCAAACGTTGGTGCAACACTAGGTGCAACAACTACTACTAGTGCTTGTGTGTCTATGGGTATTGATAATCCATATGCGGTTGCGGCTTGTGCTGTGACTGGCGCATTTACTGGCGCAGAGATTATGTATAATTCAGATTATGATGTCCATAATGCTACGTTTGTAGATCATTTAAATCATGGACCAAGCACTAGTAGTTATACGAATTGGTTTAATCAAAAGACAGGTAATAGTGGTATCATACATACGACAAGATCATATAACAAGGGTCCTATCAAATGTAAAGATTACAGTGCGACTGTTGATATATCTAACAGATGGCCTCTTGTAGGTGTTGGTGGTGTCAATAGAAATACAATTTTTGGAATAACTTGTCAAATGCCAGATGGTAGATGGGTAGAATGGAAAGGTCAATAATGAATATAATTGCTGCGAATAAATTGATGTTTTATACAATTGTTTTAATACTGTTTTGTAAGTATGTGTTTGCGAATGAGAATGGCGACTTGTCAGGAACAACTTACCCAACAGAAAATGTAAAAGTATTAGAGGTATTAGATAAAATAGAACAAGTAGAAAAAGAGGGTGACAAAGTTTATTGGAACAAAATTACAACAGTGAAGCCAAAGAATGCGGCTGATCAATACTGTTATGTGAAAGTGGTTATCAAAGAAAGTGATAATCAACTTATCAAAGAAGAAATTTTGGAGTGTGCTGATGGTAGAAAACGAGTCGATGGACCAACTTATTGGGAACTATTCGCTGAGTTTTACTATACTGATATGGCACAACCAGAATATTGCCGAAGATATAGTCGGTCAGGACATGCTTTTAAAACACCAGGAAAAGTATGTTTAAAAATCAATGGTGAATGGGAGGTTAGATGATTAAAAATATAATCATAATCTCATTACTTATAGTTGTTGTGACTGGAATGACAGGGGCTGAGTTTTTAGATCATATTGCTTTAGCACTTGACAAAGCGCAAGAATTAGTATATAATGTAAAAAGTGAGGTTAAATAATATGAACAAATATGTGAAAATAATGGGTGTAATGACCCTATCTTTGTTGTTGACCAATTGTGCGTCTCAATATAAGATTAAGACAGAGAAGTCTAAAGTATTAAACGAAGTACCGAAGTGGTACGTTAATGACTTTTCTGATAAGAAAGCGTGTGACACGCCTACGTTTGGTAAGAACAAAGACAAAATGTGTATCTTTGGTGTTGGTACTGCGGTATCTCCAGACTTACAACTTGCGATAGAGAAGGGCATGATGGTTGCGAAATCAGAAATGGCTGATATTATCAAAGGTGAAATGAATAAGTCTTCAAAAATATTCATTACTGAACTTGGTAAACAACATAACAAGACTACTGTGTCAGAAGTTGAATCTACAATTGTAAATTTAATTACAAAGACACCAGTAAGAGGTTATGAAATCTTTGCTAAAGATATAACTATGACTAAAAATGGTTATTACAGAGTATGGATTGGGTTAAGATTACCAATGGGTGACTATAACAAAATGTACAACTTCACAATCGCAGAAGCTGTTGATGCTTACAATGTAAAATCAAAAGCTCAGATTGCGTTTGAAAAGTTAGAGGAAACATCAAATGAAGATAGTAATATACAGTAAAAATAACTGTCAATTTTGTACCAAGGCCAAAGGACTTGTAAAACAACTTGGCCTTGAATACGAAGAAAAGTCTTTAGAAAAAGACTTTGGTTCTGATCCTGTTAAACTAATAGAAGATATTGGTAAACAAGTTAGAACTATGCCACAAATTAAAATTGACGATAAATTAGTTGGTGGTTACAATCAATTAGTAGAATTCTTTGCCGATAAAGGTAAAGTAAACTTTAAGGGTGAGATCATTGAAAAAGGATAATGATAATGTGATCTTGTTTCCACAAAATAAAATTGTGGAGAGATCAACTGCTGGTAAGAAAACACCCAGTAAGAAAGATCAGAAGTTTTTAGATGAACTCGCCAAACAACAAACCAAAGAGTTTGTAGAGACAAGCGTTGATGATATGAGTATGAATTTATTGAAAAGTTTTTATAATATGGGTATCAAAACAGAACGAGGTGAGTTTACAAAAGACTTGGCTATGTTAGTTGATACAATGAGAGGTTTGATATACAGAGACTTTAATATTAAACACCCATCACAAGTATTAGCAGAGAAGATGGTAGAACTAAAAGTATTAAAAAACGGCACTCAAAGTGCGAGAATAAACTATGACATATTCCATAAAGGTGTTAAGACAGTACCTTTAAATCCAGAGATCAGAGAAGAATTAAAAGATGGCCCAGATTGGTTAGAGCCAGATGGAGACACAGACAAATGAATTCGCTAAGAATCGCCTTCACAGGTTGTAAAATAGTTAAATTAACAAACTCAAATATATAAAGGAGTATATTAATATGTTAAATACATTAAAAAACATGTTCGGTAAAGATGAACTAGTAAAAGTTAAAACAGTAAAAAGAACTGTTGTAGAAACTAGAGGCAGAAAGTCTTTATCTAAAAAACAAAAACTACTTAACTTACTATCAAAAGGTGGTAATGTTGCTTGGACTACAATTCAAACTAAATTTGAATTAGAGTCACCAAGATCAATGATTGATACGCTTAGAGCTGAAGGTCACATGATCTATGGTAACAGAGTTGGTGGTAAGAAATACTACAGAATGGGTACGCCTACAAGAGCTATCATTGCTGCTGGTATCAAAGCGTTATACGGAACTCCGTTCAAGTATGACAACCACACTGTTTCTGTAAAGAAAGCAGACTTAATTGCACTTGATGCATAATTAGGAAAAAAATAGATGGGGCGCTTCGGCGCCCTTTCACATTATGGATTTCAAACACGGTATATTATTTTTATTTTTAAGTGTTAGTTTCAGACAAAGCTCAAAAAAGAATTAAAGAAGATAGAGAAAAAGAAAAGAGTCCGGTTGATGATTTGTTTAGGGGAATCACCAGGAAAGATGACTCGTAAGGTTGATACATATGAATATGATACATTGTCAGAACTTATTAACAAAGATGAAGTACCAATCAAAGAGATTAAAGAAATTTTTACTGATAGAATCTTCTATAAGTATTACAAAAAAAAGTGGTTATGATAGATCAAATACTCGAAAAAATAATTGTTAAAGAAGTACCAGGTGACCAAGTTGCCGTTTTAATGAGTGGTGGAACTGATAGTTGTACTTTATTATTTACAGCATTAAGACTAGGAAAGAAAGTACATTGTTATACTTTTAGACCAAATAATGAAGACACTTATGACTCACTTAAAGCAAAAGAGATATGCGAAATATTTAATGTTCCATTAACAACAATAGATTTACCAGAAGAAAATATAGTAGAAGATTTTAAATTACTAGTATCAAAATATGATTGTAGAAAGAAAACTCAATATGAGTGTACCTTTCCATTGATATACACATTTCCTAAAATTAAAGAGAAGTATATATTGTCAGGTCTAGCAGCAGATGGATATTATGGTGTAAGTAAAAAAGCCATGATACATTTTAAACATACACTAGAAAAGATGCAACAATTTAGAAAAACTTATTTTAAAGATAATCCTAATCCAGCAGGTTATCTACAACTAAAACAATTTTGTGAAGAATATGGTAAGGTGTTAAGTGTTCCATATTTAGATGATACAGTCTATGATTATTTTTATGATAAGACATGGGAAGATATAAACAAACCATATCAAAAATATTTAATACAAACTAGATTTGATGAGTTTAAGAAGATTAAAATTAAAGGACATATCAATTATCAATTGTGTGCTAAAATTGATAAACTATTTGAAAAATTATTAGACAACAAAATGATTAATTTTAAAAATAGAACAAGAGTTATGGATATTTGTAGAGATTGGCACACTAAAACACAAAACAACACAGGAGCAATACTACCATTATGATTATAATAGATTTAAACCAAGTGATGATTTCAAACCTGATGGCGCAAAGTAGAGGCGATGTATCAGAGTTACCAAGTAAAGACGCAGTAAGGCACTCTATCTTAAATACAATTAGAGCATTCAATATGAAATTTAAAGATGAGTTTGGCACATTAGTGTGTGCTGCTGATGCTGGTAATCCATGGCGTAGAGATATATTTCCACAATACAAAGCTTCACGTAGAAAGAATAGAACCGAGAGTAATGTTGATTGGAGTGGTGTGTTTGGTATTATGAGTGAGATAAGAGAAGAACTTACAAAGAATATGCCATACAAAATATTACACGTTGAGAAGTGTGAAGCAGATGATATCATTGCCACACTAGTCGCTATGAGAGAAGAAGACAAGTATTTAATCATATCTGGCGACAAAGACTTTGTTCAACTACAACATTATGGAGACGTATATCAATATAGTCCAATGTTAAAAAGTTTTATGGGCGAGAGTTCTGATCCAATTGTATTTTTAAGAGAACAAATTATCAAAGGTGATAGATCAGATGGTGTACCTAATATATTAAGTGATGATGATATATTTTTACAAGAGGGTGCCAGACAGAAACCTATCAACAAAAAAAGATTAGAAGAATGGGCTGATACAGATAACATACCTCTAGGCAGTCAAACAAGAAAGAACTTTGAACGTAATAAAAAATTAATAGATTTATCTATGATACCTGAAGACATAAAAACAAGTATTATAAATAACTACAAGAACTATAAAGATAATGATAGATCGCTACTATTACAATACTTTATAGATAATAAGCTAAAAGCATTGATTGAAAACATTAATGATTTTTGATAACATATATATGGAGAAATAAAATGGCTGAAGAAAAACCACGAAACCCTAACTTGATATCACCGGCGTCTATGGAAGCAATGGCTTCTACTGCTGGTTCAGGTAAAGAGTTAATGAGTGAAATCTTTACCAAAGTTAATAATGCTAAAGTAAAGGCAGACAAGATCGCTGTGTTGAAGAAATATGATTCAGCACCATTACGAATGATCTTAAAAGGTGCCTTTGATCCAAAGATAGAATGGGATTTACCTCCTGGAATACCACCGTTTATAAAAAACGAAGTGCCAGAAGGAACTCAACATACTTATTTGGATAACGAATGCAAAAGATTATATAACTTTGTAAAAGGTGGAAACTACAATCTTAATAAAATAAAAAAAGAAACACTATTCATACAAATATTAGAAGGGTTGCATCACAAAGAAGCAATGGTTTTAATTGATGTAAAGAATGGAACTTTAAATAAGACATATAAAGGTCTTTCATCAGAAGTTGTAAAAGAAGCATTCAATTGGAATGATGAATTTGCGAAACCTGCTGAATAAAACATACGAATCAAAGGGTGCGACATACCTTGTTCACCCTTTGTTCCTCTAAATTCCCTATAAAACAACGCAAATTAGTCCTTGACTATCCCTCTATTTTATGTTATATTATAAATATGAAAGTGAGTATTATATAATGAAAACAGTAATAGTATTTTTAACGATATTGTGGTTTGGTCTAAATGCCTTATCCAATTCAGTTAAAGCAGACGAGTATAACACAGCCGTGATTGGTCATGTTGTATCAGAAACAATTAAAGGTACCGACATGGACCACCAGAAATTGTTAGAGGCAGAAATGAGTAAGATGGCTCATAGTTTTGCTTTACAAATGGCGAATGTACTTCAACAACATTTACCTTACATTATGGATTCTGTAATGACACAATTGAGACTTGAACTTGATAAGAAACACAAATGCTTATTATTAAAAGATTCTAAAATTGGGGATAAAGAATGTCAAAACAAAAGCAAACTGCAGTGACCAAAAAAGTATTAAAACGAGAACTTGTAAGTAATCGTAAATATAAGACTACTTACAAAGACATCAAAAAGTATTTTAAGATTATTAATAAAGCTGTATTCAGTAATCTATTATCACCATTTAATGATGTGTTAATTAAAAAAATTTATAGTGACGAAACAAAAAAGAAATGTTATGGTCAAGTGATAGCTTGGGAGTGGAAGAGAAAAGGCACAAGAGTTTATCATTTAGAAATGTTACCATATTACAGAAACAAAAAAGATTTTGTGGATACGTTAGGACACGAAATGGTACACCTATATCAAATGGCCAATGTGGGTGATACTGGAAATCATAATAAACTGTTTTACAGTTTTAGGCCTAAATTGAATAGAATAGGTTTAGACCTATAGAAAGTTATATAATGAGTGATGTGAAAACGGGCAAAGAGTTAGACCCATATTTAAGAGGTCGTATTGGTGACGCAAGATTTAATTTAGAACAATTGATCAAACCAAGTAATCCAAGTGGTACTAAAAGAGTTTATTATCTAGGTAACTTCAGAAAAGATGTATTAGATAATTTTACAGAAAAACAATCAATCAAAATATTCAAAGCTATGGAAAAGTTACATGACCATGTACATCTATTTCAAAAGAAAGTACCTAGTTTTACAGATGCTGACGGTGTTGAATGGACTGGTTACGAATATATTGCGATTAAAAAATAATGA